GTCAAAAAATGCAGTTTTTAACTGGAGATAATGCAGTAACTGCTATGACGATTGATGGCTCAGGCAATGTCGGAATTAATAATGCTACGCCATATAGAACTTTAGATATTATGAGTGATGATGAAAGTATAACTTATCCTTTAAGAGTATATAATAAAGGTGCTACAGGTGCTACTGACGGAGTAGGTATTCAATTTGGTTGTGATTATTATGGTGCGGATGGTACTGGAGATGAAGGTAAAGGAGCATTGGTATATGAACTTTCCACTTCTTATGCGAGAGGTAAATTCCATTTTTTACAAAATACAGATGCTAATAGAGGCGGTGCAGTATTAGCTGATTCTGTTATGACAATTCAAAATGATGGCAAAGTCGGAATTGGTACGACTTCGCCTGAGCAACCTTTGGATGTTTTAGGGAGTATAAGAATAAGGTCAACAGTAAGTAATGAGGATAGATTTTTATTGAATCCTGGTGGAGCTGGTGATGATGCAATTCTTAAAATGTATAATAATGCTGAAACCAATAATATACATCTTGACGCTAGTAGTGGAAAATTATATTTTACTGGAGGGGAGCTGGGAATTGGTACTACTTCGCCAACACATACCCTTGATATTGAAGCAGATGGAGATAATGTCGCAAATACTGCTACCACAGCAACTGGAATTAGCCTTTATGATTCTGATACCTCATTTTCCAACTTTAATCCATGTGTTATAAGAGCATACACAAAAGATGGCGCTGGTTCTAAGAGAAACCTCGGACTAATAGCATTTGAAAAAGATAACGATGCTTTTAATTCTAATCTCAACAGAGATGGTAGAATTGTTTTTGTTGTTGCTAAAGACACTTCTGAGATGAATGAAAGAATGCGTATTACATCAGATGGCGATATCTTATTTGGAACGCCAGAAGCTGTTGGTACAAATAAGGGTGGTGCTATGTTTTCACCTAATTCTGTTGGCAGAACAATTTTATATCTTGGGTCTGAAAGTTATACTGATGTAATTGAAGTAGTAAGATTTTATAATCAAAATGGGAAAGTTGGACATATCGACACAGAAGATTCTGCGACTGCTTATGTTACTTCATCTGATTATCGACTTAAAGAGAATGAAGTGGCAATAAGTGATGGATTAACAAGGTTGAATAAATTAAAACCATATAGATTTAATTTTAAAACAAAAAAAGACAAAACTATTGACGGTTTCTTTGCTCACGAAGTTTCTGATATTGTACCTAATGCAGTCATGGGTGAAAAAGATGCACTTGAAGATGATGGTGAAATTAATCCTCAAGGCATTGACCATTCTAAACTTGTTCCATTATTAGTATCAGCAGTCCAAGAATTATCAGCAGAAGTAGAGGCATTGAAAAACGCATGACTTGGTTTTATTTACATTGTGTAGTAGCAATAGCTATTCTTATAGCAGATGCTAAAGGAACGTTAGAATCTGCTATAAATAAATTTGAAGAAAAGATTGGGATATATACACCTCCCGATACAACAGAGACAGATCCATTTACATTAGAGATAGAAGATGAAAGTAGTACCAGACTGGAAAGAAATGAATAAAGTCCTTAGAGTCGTTATAGCCTCAGCATTTATCGGATTCTTAGCAGCCTTAATTTTTATAGCTTGCAATGATGAATACTATTTAGGTAAAACAAGAGAAGAGTTAGCAAAAGAAATGTTTGAAGTAGATTCGTTATTGATGACAGTACAGATGCAACTTGATAGTACTTATATTGATTTTAAAAAGTTCTATATTGATGCACAGAGGATAAACCAGGGCCATGACTAAAGGTATAAGTGAAGATGCTCAAGTACATATATCAATTGCGTTTCTTATCAAAGCAATGTTTGCTGTCGGAATTGTCGTTGGCGGGTGGTACCAAACTCAAATGAAGTTTGCAAATATAGAAGCAAGATTAAATGATTTACATGATGAGGTGGTGGTGTTAGGCTCAAAGGTTGCAAAAATGGAGGCAGAGCATATTGAAGAACTCGAACACCACAACGAAGAATTAATTGAAACTAACAGAAGTCTAATGCAAAGGTTAGGCTTAAAGAAACCATAAAAAACAAAGGAATGAAAATGGCTAATAATAAAAACCAAAAAGAAAAAGCCCCAGTTTTAAACCTTGATGGGCAAGAATATAATATCGAAGATATGACAGATGATCAGAAACTTATTATTTCACACGTTACAGACCTGGGTAGAAAGATTGAATCTACTAAGTTCAACTTGCAACAAATGGAAATAGGCAAAGATGCGTTTGTTAAAATGCTAAAGGATGAATTAACCAAAGAAAATGAAGATTAAAATAAATACCATTGATAGGATAATAAGCGAAAATGGCAAACCAAATGTTTGCAAGACAGTCCACTATACTGCTTATGCAACTAAGACCGTTGGTAAGTATGATGATATAAAAGAATATAACTCTTCACTTAATAGCATGTTATCTCTTCCTCCCGTTTCAGGTGATTTTATTGAATATAGTAAACTAACAGAAGAAAAGGTAGTTGAGTGGGTAGAAGAATTGCTTGGAAAAGAAAAGTTAGACAATATGGAAAACAGCCTCAATCAGCAGATAGAAGAAATCATTGCTCCCACTAGAGGGAAGGGAGTACCCTGGTGATCGAGAACTGGACAGAAATTGGGTTCGCAGGTTTAGCTGCTGGAATATTATGGATGACATTTAAATGGATGACAAGTGAACTGAATAAAAAGATTGACGACTTACAAGCAATTATTATTAAACTAATAGATGCTAAGAACATCATGGTAGAGAAGTTTCAAGAGCTTAATGATGAGATTACTGATCAGCTTAATTATATCGAAGCTAAGATTGGGAATGGGCGTGGCTCTAAGCAAAAAAGAAAGGCAAAGAATAAGTAATGCCAAAAGTTGGAAAGAAAAAATTTAAGTATACTAAATCTGGCAAGAAAGCTGCTAAGAAATATGCTAAGAAAACTGGTAAGCGAGTTTCCAGAAAGAAAGGATACTAATGGTGGATTCGACAAAGGTGATTGTGAATGGAGTATTAGGAGTAGGTGTATGGTGGGTGAACCTGCCGATGGTTCTGCAAATGGCAGTATCGTTGGCCACCCTTATATACTTGATTATCAAAATAAAGAATGAAATACAAAGGAGCCTATAATGGGTTTAAAAGAAATGTTAATTGCTGCAGCCGAATCGCAAGCAGCTAGTATCAGAAACGAAATGATGTCTCATTTAAGTTCTGATGAAATGAGTAAGGTAATTGCAACAAAGATTAACGAGAAGATTGACATCCCTTTTGTTAGCGAAGAAAAGGAACAAATCTTCTTTGAGAAGTGTGTAGATGTTGTAACAGATATTGTAGAAGGTCTATTGAAGGGCAAGTGATGCCAAGATTTAGCACAAGAAGCAGATCTAGACTGCATACATGCGACAGCCGACTAATCAAATTATTTAACAAAGTTGTTAAAGGTTTTGATTGTCAAATTTTGGAGGGACATAGAGGTCAGAAAGCACAAAATGAAGCGTACAACAAAGGCAATAGCAAGGTTAAGTTTCCTAATGGTAAGCATAATCAAAGTCCTAGTGTTGCTGTTGACGTTGCTCCCTATCCTATTGACTGGAGTGATAGGGATCGTTTTCATTATTTTGCAGGATACGTTATGGGAATCGCATCCCAAATGAAACTTAAAATTAGATGGGGTGGTGATTGGAACATGAATACCCAGACTAAAGATAATAAGTTTGACGACCTCGTTCATTTTGAAATACGAGAATAATATTGACAATTAAAGAGACAGTTGTAGTCTTTCCAGACATACACTTTCCTCATCACGATGAGAAAGCATTAAGCTGTGCTTTAAAAGTGTTGGAGCATTTAAAGCCATCAGCTTTTTTATGTTTGGGGGATTTTGCTGAAGGTAGTTCGGTGTCTCATTGGCAATGGAGTAAAAAGAAAAGACCTCCATTAGAGTACCAACTACCTGCTATTAAAGAAGAAATAGCAGCTGTAAACGAAGGTTTAGATAGGATTGACCAGGCTTGTAAGAGAGCAAAGGTCAAGAAAAAAATTATGACTATGGGTAACCATGAGTTATGGTTTGATAATTTTGTAGAAGAGAATCCATACCTTAAAAAGTATGGAGCTATGGAAGCGTTTAGAATAAAAGAGAGAGGTTATGATGCTTATCCCTATGGTAAGTATATAAAAATACTAGGATCTAAAATGTATGCATATCATGGTGGACATTATAGTGGAATTAATCATACGAGAAGTCACGTGATGAACTTAGGTGTTAATATCATATATGGACATACACATGATTCTATGAAAGCTGTAATTACTCACTTGACTGGAGCTAAGATGGCATACTCTATGGGATGTTTATGTAAAATGGAGAAAGATTTTTTAAAGAATAGACAGACAAACTGGACTCACAATGTGGGAGTTTTAGATATTTATAATGATGGAAACTTTAACTTAAATGTTCTAACTATTATAAATGGTAAGACAACAATAAATGGAAAGCTAATCGATTGAAAAGATTAGAAGATGTAGATATTGACCGTAGAAAATACTACGGAAAGAAAAAGAAAAGGAAAGTAAAGAAGCGTGCCAAAGTTAAGCGTACATATAGATGATTTTTCTGGCGGATTAATAGACACTACAAATCCCAGAGATATTCCTCAAAATGGATTATCTGAAGCTAAGAACATATCTTTTACAGAACGTAATTCTATAAAGACATTAGGTGGCGGAGTTACACATACAAGGCTAGTTGCCTCAGATTTTAGCGGAGCTACAGGGACTGATGGTTCACAAGGCGCAAGTGCTATAGAAGGACATTTAGCTGGTGGCTATGGAATGTTTGCCTTTGAAAGTGATTATGACATTGGATTGACTGCACCAACAAGCGTAAATGCATCTGGCGCAACAGACCAGGGGTCTAAGAGTGTTATGTATATGGATTGTTTAAATGGTAATATACATTGGTATGATTACAATACAAGAACATTGAATCTTAGAGGAAATGGAGCAAAAGCCGCTACAGCCACAGGAAGTGCAACAGTAAATCATCATGACTTTAGTGCAAATAAACTTGCATTTACAGCAGCAGGTGTTAGTGGAGTTGGAGATGTAATTACAGATGATGATAATAGTTTTATAGGGAAATTTAAAGCTGGAGATTATATAAGAATTGAAAATTGTGACGATGGGAGCAATGCTAATAACTTTCAATGTTTAAGAATAAGAGATGTCAATAGGGCCAAGATCACTCTTGATCATAAAAATTTTGTAACTACTGACGCCAATGAAAGCGGAACTCCAAAACTCCACGTAATGGTAAGACCTGTATTTTACTATGCAGAGAACGCAGTTAGGATATCAGATGCATCTTACTGGGAAGAAAAGTCACATAGTGATCCTACAAATGCTAATGCCTATCAAAACGTTTGGTATGGATATATTAAAAGAACTCATTTCCATGACTCAAGTGGGGCCACTATTTTGTCAACCGTAAATAACGGAACGTTTGAAGGGTGGGATATAAAAGCGAATGACTTAGCTGCCCCTACCGAATTTACAGTTAGCACATCTTCAGCATATCCATCTGCAAGTGGAACAGGTCTTCATCTTAGACTGATTGGGGACTCAGCTTTATCCACCTCTGGATGGAAAAATACAGCGTATCAATGTGCTGCATCTTTTATATATGATGGCAATCAAGAATCATTATTATACATTCCAACTTCTAGCAATACTTTTACGCCTAGCGCAGATAATAGAAAATTAAATTTAGAAGTTGATTTAAAAGCAGCGTACAACTCTAGGATTTCTGGGATAAGAGTTTATGCAAGACTGGATGAGACAAACGATCCATGGACTTTACTTCTTGATTGCGATTTAAGTTTAGGAACTAGATCTACACTTAGCGATCCTTATACCTTATGGGATGATACTGCTCACGCTACTCAAATCTTTAGTGATAACGATTTATGGTCATCTGATATAAATTTAGAAACCTATGAAATATTAAATGGGTTTAGTGCAGATGAGGGCAAAATTAGTATAAGCGGAAATGGAGAAGGTTATAAAACTGCAATAATTGCAAATAGAAGAACTTTTATTGCCAATATGAGAACAGAAAATGAAGAAGGCGTTGTTACTCAAATGAGAGATAGAATAATGTACTCACCTCCTGGAAAGTTTGATACTTTCCCCAGAAGTTATTTTATAGACGCTGTAAAAGGAGATGCTGGTGAATATGTAAAGCTGGAGGCTTTAGGCGATAGATTATTAGCATACAAACAAGAAAAACTATTTATTATTAATATTGGTGCACCAAGTCCAGCAAGTTGGTTTCTAGAAGAAATAAAAGATTTTTCTGGATGCCTTCATCCTGCTGCTGTAGCAAAAGCAGACTTTGGAGTTATGTGGGCAAATCAATATGGATTCTGGCTATATGATGGGCAGTCAATAAGGAATTTAATTGACGGTAAATTAAGCGATGCAACCTGGCAAAGTTTTTATACAAATGGTACAATTATAGGATATAATCCTAAGCATAAATACGCTATAGTGGTGAGTGATTGCATAACAGGGGTTGCGGGAGTTGGGACTGAACCAGATGTTTTTGTTTATGATTTCAGGGTAAATGCTTGGAGTAAAGCACCAGGTTCTTTATTCGCAAGCAGTTCAAATGGCCACGTTATAAGTAACATGATTGTAGATCATGATTACAACTTAACATTTGGAGAGCAAAGAGAAAAGATAGCTAATGATGTAAACAATACAAGTGATCCAGATGAAACAATAACAGTAATAGAATGGAGTGAGACTGATAGGGGAGGAGTACAGGCTGGTGATAGTCAATTCATAACTAAAGATATAACTTTTGGTGCCCCAGCTAAAGAAAAAAGATTTTATTCAATAATTGTTACATATAAATCAGAGGCAACCGTTACTACGCCTATTAGTTATTCTGTAAATGGAGGAACATCATATACAAACTTAACAGGGAATTTTGCAAATACCTCTGGATCATGGGATACATTAGTAGCAGTACCATCAACCCCATTTGAAGGCGGAAGTTTAAAAGTAAAATGTTCAGGGTGGGCCCCTGGCAATGGTGTAGAAATAAACGATATATCTATTGAATATAGAACGCTAATTAAGAACGTATCTTAATGGAAA